GCCAAAAATTGGTTAGATGTAAGAGCGCCAGTACTAACAATTTTGACAAAGCCAGTTCCTGTAGCTGTCATGACATACGCTCGCCATGAACCATTACGCCAGTAGTCAAACAACAACCCGCGAGCGTTACCAATTAGACCCGTTGCAACACCACCAGTCGAAGGTTGGCGCGTGAAACCTCCTGCTACACCAGCCGGAGCGGCGGCAACAGGAACAATAGCGCTTGACGCAAAAGTGTTAGCGGGCAACAACCCCGATACAAGGGTATACGCTGGAATAAGAGTTGAGTTCTGATAATAAAAAACACAACCTTCGTTAGGAGATGCGTAGTTAGGTGCCCATCCAAAGTTTAATTGACCGGGCATTGTGCCTGCTATGGTAGTGGAAGACACAGTAAACGTCGGTGCTAGTGCGGGAGCGTTTTTTGTAACGACAATCTTATTGAATACTAGACCAAAAGGTGCTGCCGCTGCGGTTGCATGCACACACCCAACTGCCCCCACACCTGTGCCTGCGTCGTAAGTAATAGCCCGCATATCAAAAGCGCCGGTAGCAGGAGCACCAGTAGCTACTACGACCGTACCGTTAATTACGGCGGCAGCAGGGCTAAATGCGGGTGTAGGTGTAATAGTAGTGTTAAATTTAAATACGAAAAAGTTTGGCACGTTAGCTGCCGTTGCAATAGCTGCTACAAATATATCTGCGTAATTGATACCGCCTACAGTTGTAACATGCAACGGTATAATCGCTTGAAACTCAGAGTTAGAACTATTATTAGTGGCAAATGGGTTAGCCGCCATACCAATATTGATAGCGGCGGATACGGTTATAGTAGTACCGACGAGTGTAAGAGTCGCAAATGAAGTCGTATTAAATCCGTTACCTACAAACAAATTTGTAGCATTAATTGGGTACGCAAAAGCTACAGTAGCCAAAGGGGTTACACCAGACGTGCTTAACGGGCTAACAACTGTTCTTGCCCCCACTGTGGCGGGCTTAGTACTTGTATCAATTACGTGCGCGTAAGTCTCGTTGTTAGTTGCTGTTGTATCTCTTGCTATAACAACATAAATATTAGCGCTCATCTTTACTACAGTGGCAAAGTCAGTAGCCGCTAATGTGCTATTTGCAGCTGTTACCCCCTGTGGTAAATAAGCAGTGTTGTTAACGAAGAACGGACGAACATCAGACCCAACAATACTCCAGCTACCTGCCGAAGTAGCTATATCGTACAGATACAAAGTGGCTGTAGAAGACGGGCCAATAGCACCAATCAATCTACCGGTAAAGTCGTATACGCCAATTGGGTTAGCGCCATCGTTGTGAAATACAAACTTACCGTTAGAGATAGTCAGCGTGGTAGCGTCCGGCAACGTAATGGTCGCAAACTCTGCAACCGTAGTGTACTCAATCATTCGCGCCGAAGCGTTAGTCAGCGCAACTCCTGCCGAAGTCAAAGTCTGCCCGGCCAGACCAGTAGATAGCTGAAAGTTGTTGTCTACATACTGCTTGGTAGCTGCTTGTAACGGCAAAGTAGGGTCGCCACCCAGCCCAACAGTGCTCGTAAAAGTAGCTGCGCCATCGACATTAACTGTGTCGTTAAAGTCAGCTGGGTTATTAACAACTAAGTCTTCAACTGTAGTAACGCCGTTAACGCCAACGTTGTTAGCGAAGTTAGTCGCGCCGTTAATCGTACCACCCGTCGTTGGGTTAAAAGGTACAAAACCCAAGTTGGTTGATGCTGCGTTAGGTGCAAGCTTGACACCTGTGATTGAGCCATCCTGATAGTCCGCAGTTGAAAGCGGTACTGGGGTAGGTTCTTTTCCAATATAGTTTGCCATGGCTACACCTTAATTCAGTTCAACGGTAGAAACTAGTACGTCAACAGCTGCGGCAACTGACGCAGTAACTTGGATAATGTCGCCGTTTTCCAGCGCAATCTTCTGCGGAGCGCCTACCACCAACGCAGCGCTACCTGCCGGGATAGGGATGTCTTTACACAAATGCACAGTAGTTGGCCCGGAAGTCAGGGTAACACTTGCTGTTACGGTAGCCGCAGGCGTCTTAATATTTGCTAACGACAAGCTATAAACCGAAGTTTGGTTAGACCCCCCGGTTGCTACAGTGGTAGCTACTGTGCCAACGTTAGACGTAAGATAATTTTTAAACGTAGTTGCCATGATTTACCCCATCACAATGGCGATAGCCACCGCTTCGTTATCTGTCTCATACGGCGGTATGTTTGCCGCATCTTTATATACCGCACGTTCTGCCGGGTAAGTACAGAATACTAACTTCACTCCGGCTGAAAAATTTACCTTAGCCCCACCTGCTGAACTATCCAGCACCGTCGTACGCGCCAAAAGACTAGAAGTAGACAGTGTAGCTACCCCCACTTCCCATTCATTCAAAGTAAGGTTGGAGTTGTACGCGCAATAGTAAGTGGTGTTTGATACACCTATACCGGTATTAAACGACTGATAGCCAGACGTTGCACCGTCTAGGGTAAAGTCGAATAGCCCCGAAGTGGAGCTAGTTTCCTGCACGCGATCCGCAACGACGAGGGCCATTATGTGATCCTTATAAGTGCGGAGGTAGCAGTAGGAGCCGGGAAGATAACATTCATATCTCCAGCAATAGCCTGCTTATCACCCCCAAAGTCAAAAATACACACGGATGGGTTGGTCAACGGCGTGTTTGCGTTGCTCTGCGCCGAAGGGGTCGTGTTGTAGATCATCGCCCCACGTGCAGTCACCGTTACATTGGTAAAAATAAAATCCTGAAAATCAATGAACGATGTGCTGCCCGATAAGAATGTACCTAAGCTAGTAAGCGTAGCCCCGCCCGGTGGGTAGTTAAGCCCCGCCGCTTCGCCTGAAGTAGTGTACGCAGTGGTGGTAGGGCCGATGTTTGCAGCCGAGGTATACAACGCAAATTTAAACGTATCACCCCCGGTAACACGGAAATCATGTACTCCAAGAAAGAGTTCTTGCTTGAAGCTGTTACATACGCCTTGAGTGATAGCCATTTAAATACCCCTGATAACAGAAGCAGCCTCGTGGTGCCCCATTTCTTTCAGCCTATTACTTACAGTAGTCCGGTCACTCTGCACTGCTGCCGCCAAATAAAACCTAATTACGCTACGCATGTGGTTTCGAAATGCCTCAGCTTGTGCCTTAATTTCCGGAGCTGCTGTATCCGAAATAGATATAATTTTGTTTACCGCAAACTCTGCCATCTCTTCAGTATTAAACCCGCGATTGCTAACTACATGCACCGTAGGGTGGCTTACTGAAATCTCGGCAGGATGACCTATCATTTGATCCTCAATATGGCTGTGTTAGCGGCTACAACCGGGAACTGAACATTGAACGTAGAATTGTTCGATGTTTTGTCCGATCCAAAATCCAGCACTGCTACTGCTTTGTTACCCTTGCTGCTGTTATAAATCAAAGCACCGCGAGCCGTAAAGCTTGACGCAGGCCACGAAGTATTCGCAAACGACCAGTACGCCACCCCCGTAGTTGTATCCACAATAGGCGCTTGCGAAATAGTTAGCGTATTTCCACCCGGCGTATACCCCGTACCTGAAACTTCATCCGCAAGCACATATACTGTAGTGTTTGCGTTAAGGTTAGCCAAGCCGGTGTACAGCGCAAGTTTAAAAACATCAGGCGACGTGGGGCCAAAGTTGTGTACACCCTGCGCCAACTCCTGTTTAAAACTTGTGCACGCTGTCTGCGAAATTGCCATTTAATTCCTCTATCGCACAGGCAACCGAAGTTGCCCGTCTCTGTACGCATCCATACGCTGCTTGGCATCCCCGAGGTTTTTCAGCAGTTCCATAGCGGCGTTATATCGTTCAAGGTATAACTTCACCAAATCTTCTTCACCCTTCATAAAGGTGATTGCTTCGACCAACGCCGCGTTCAGCAACGCAGAATCAAACTCATCACCTAGCCATGTATTACCTGCGGTAACAATAGACTCCGGATAGTAGAAGTAATGTAGCTCGACCTCATACCCGGCATCGGGGGTGGGGCCAATAATGAAAGTGTTCTGGTCGAAGAATGCGTAGTACAGCGGGAGGCCAGTATCTGCGGGAGAAGGGTACGCTTCACGAATGTAGTTCACATCTTTGTTTAGCAAGTACTTGTACCCGTGTACGGGATCGATAACAGCAAAAGAGAAGACAGACAAATAGTCCTGCGGTGCAGAGATATAGTTATTACCTATCGTGCAATTGCTAGTGGCGTTTTTGCGAAGCGCAGAAATCTGCACCGAGTTGTATATCTTTTGCTCGGCTTGCTCCGTAAAAGTGGCTAGCTGCGGATCAGTAAATGTATTCTCGCAGTAGTCCTGAATCGTTGCCTTCAGTTCGCTGTAGTTCATTATTACCCCATCGGGCCACGAGCCATTGTTCCCTTAGTTGCTGCGCCGGTACCACGAATCTTGATCCCGGAAGTCTTTGCCTCTGGATAGTTACCTTTGCTCATGCTACCCACCGAGATGTTCATCTCGTTCATGCAAGCAGCACCAGTCTTTTCTGGCACCTGTGGTTTTACTTTTTTACCGTCCATGGTATGTGGCTCCGCGTAAACCGCAGCTTGGCCTACTTCTCTGCCGCCCTGCTTTTGTGAATATTTAGCCATTATCGGCCCCGTCCGCCGCCGCGCTGGTTCATAGCACGCGCCATGTTACGACCCATCTTTTTCATAGCTTCACCGGTCACGCCACCTTTTGCCATCTTGTGCATACGCTTTTCGTGCGCTTTGACCTCAGCTTTAGCTACTTTCTTCATGCTATCCATAATTACTCCTACGTAATAGTTACAGTTACCGTACCAACATACACTGTGGGTATCAGCGCGTTCGGGGTGACGCCACCGTCATCCCCCATCCCCACTGGTGCCCACCCCCACTGAATGAGCCTACTTCCTTCACTAGGCACGCCATCCGAATCGACGTTGATACTAGGCACCGACGTAAGCTGAAGCCCTGTATAGCCTGCTTGGGTATAACTTTTATCCGGGCGTGGATTGCGTACTGCCTGCGGATCGTCTACCGGATACATACCTAACTGCAACTGCGGATGGTCTGGTTCCCAGCAAGTCGGGCACACCATTATGTTAACGTTCTTGGTCTTAATAACCAAGCTGCGTAACTGCTTCAGTTTGTAACGAAACCCGCAACGATCACATTCCGAGATCGCATTTTTGCCGGATGAAAACCTATTGCCCATAGTTAGATAAACTGCTGACGCGGTACAAACCGATCAGCTGCTTTCTCCCGGTCTTCACCAGCAGCCAACTCCCATGCCTCATCGTACTGCGCTTTCAACAGTGTAATACGGTCAAGCGATACATCAGGCAGTTTCATGCCTAGCATATACGACAACCCCGCTATCAGGCAGTTTTGGAAGCGGAACGGAATATCCGGCACATTCACACCGTTACCTGCATCATAGATACGCTTCAACCGCCAGTAATAAAACACGTAGTAGGGGTTGCCTACTTGACCTTGATCGGGGGCAGGCCAGACATTAATCTGCGGATACGCAGGAGTTGCGCCCAGCAAGTTAGTTGTCTGGCCTGACTGCCTATTAATCCACACCTGAATGGGTCGCCCCTGTGTCAGCTTGTTAGGGATAGTTGCGTAGGTAGAAACGCTAATTCGCGTTATGCTCAGGTCAGTCTGGTTAGAAACCTGTCCGGAATTAGTGCGAATAACATGTTCCAAAAGATCAACGGTATCATTAGGTAGATCATAGGTTGTCTGTCCTTGCACCAAGTTAATCGAACCCTGCTCAATCGTCCACAGGTTGATACCACGGTTTGCCCACTCGGCAATAAGTAAGTTCAGGCTGCGCCGCGCAGTACGAAAGTCGTAACCAGTACGCATCTCTCTGCCGCAACGCTCAAACGCCTCTTCGAATATATCGTTGAGGGTCGGGTTGAAATCCGTCGTTGAGGTTGTGACTGCCATTATCTATACCCCGCCGTTTTCTTAGCTATGCCCTTGGGCTGTGCAACGAACTGCTTACCTTTTGCCTTCCCTTCCCGCTTTGCCTTCGTAGTGGCTGCGTACTCGGCTGGGCTTAGCGCCTTGATCGCCTTTTCCGGG